GTATGACGTTGTTGTCTACATGCCTCTTGGTGTTCTTTCATTCCTACTATCACCAGAGGAACTGGAAGAACTGGAGCGGATGACCGACCCTAAGTTTTGGAAGGCTGTTGATGGCTGGGTTAACTACAGGGTGCAATACATAAAGGAACATGGGTACGATTATGACTCTCTTCATACGCAAGCAGTGAGCATTGGTAAAAAGCTTGTTTTTGAAAGAGAATAATTTTAAGAAAAACAAACAAACTCGCACTAACGTTACGAATATTTGATATATTACCTTTTGCTCCTGTAATACCCGAACCACTATTTCCGAAAGGAGGTAAGTTGGAAATCAAACGAGTATCTGAGACTCTTCAAAAGGTAACAGAGAATGAGTCTTTTAAACTTTTTAAAGTAATTGAAGAAGATGCAGAACAAGAAGATACTGTGGAGAGCCTTATCGAAGAGCAAGGCTGACGGCTACGGTTATGCGTCTTATAGGATTTCCTCTGGGCTCAGAGCGGCGGGTGTTCCGCTTTCTGAGCCAGAGGATTTCTTATCTTCTGACACAATTGAAAACGACGTTTATATAAGCCTTGAGGATGGTTTTTTCACCGTACCAAGTCTAAATACAAGATCTTTTGATATAACAATAAATAATTGTCTGCCAGTAGATTTTAAATATGGGGACAAATACAATATTGGTTTTAGCTATTGGGAGACTGATACTTTACCAAGTCCTTGGATTCCAAAACTTAAAGCTTGCGATGAAGTGTGGACAACATCAAAGTGGGCCGGTGAGGTATTCAGAGATAATACCGGTATGGACAATGTCCACAGTTTTAGGCTGGGCATAGAATCTGATATTTTTTATACTTCGGAATCGATTCCGGAAGGCCCATTTACGTTTTTGCATGTGGGTAGCCCATCCACCCGCAAGAACACCCAGATGGCCTTTGAGGCGTTTTTAAGGACGTATGGGGCGAAGAAGGACTATCGGATGATTATAAAATCCCTCGGGCCTCCTGACGCACGATTTACTGACGGCGTTATGAAACTTGGACCTGTCAATTCTCATGACAGGATTGATGTTATTGATTGGGAGATGACAGAGGATGAACTTGCCGATTTGTATCGTTCAGTTCATTGTTTAGTCTACCCGACTAGAGGTGAAGGGTGGGGGATGATTCCGTTCAATACTATTGCCTCTGGTACCCCAACGATTTGCACCAATGCTACGTCATGTACTGAATACGCAGAACTTTCTGTTCCATTAGATTACAAATGGTCATCAGAAAATACTTTTGGGATATATAGAGGTGGTTCTTGGGCTGATCCTGATTTTGATGATCTTTGTGACAAGATGAGATATGTTGTTGATAACTATGAAGAAGTGAAGCAAAAGACTTTAAAAGGTGCTACAATTATTCATAAGGAATATTCTTGGCCTAATGTTGTCAATGAATACAAGGAGCGTCTATGTCAGATATTGAACCAGTAAAGAATAAGACTATTCTTGATGAGGTCAGAGATATTCAAGAAGCTGGGCTTCTTCACATTAAAGGCTATAAGAATCATGAGATAGCAGCATTGTTGTCCATAAACACAAATAAAGCTAAAGAGTATGTCCAGCAATACAAGGAGCTGGTACAGCAACAGGCTGATGAAGATCCTTACTTCTTAGAGAAACTTCAGTTTAATACACTTAAGGCTCTTGAGGAATTTGACCAAATTAGCAAAGAAGCCTGGGAAACTGTATCGATAGCAACAGATCATGGGATGGTAGCTCAAAGGATTCAGGCTCTGAAACTTGCTGGAGATATTGCGACAAAGAAGGCGCAGTTACACAAGTTGATGTCAGGCGGTTCAAATGCTGATGCTGACTACATTCAGAGAATGCAAAGAGCAGAGAATGTTAACCAAATTCTTTCAAGAATTCTTAGAGACGTTATTTCTAAACATCCGGCTATTGCTGATGAAGTAAGAAGAGAATTGTCTCTGGCTTTTGAGATGATGAATCAAGAAGACTCTTTCCCTGACAGAAATGTTCAAGAAGGAAGTGTCGTAGAATGATTCCAACTGAACACAGCCAAAACTCGCCCATAAAGGTTATCTAAAAGCATGTCTGATTATCTCGGTATTAATCTTGATTTCAACGATTTTGATCGTCTCTTGCGTCAAGAAGAACTTGAGCAGGAGCCTGTCTCCATTCAGACTTTTGTTCAAGATAAGAAGTATTTAGGATTACCACCATTATCTGACATCCAATTAGAGATTGTTCGACACAGCACTCAGATTTTTAAAGAGTCTACCCTCCATAAGCTCATGGGGGAGGAATCTGGCAGCGAATATTACAAAAAGTACACAGACAATGAAGTCATATGCATGTTAGGTAAGGGATGCAAGTCTGCTAATTCTAAGGTCTATTCGCCTGATCTTGGTTATGTTCGTATAGGTCAACTTGCTCTTCAGGCAAGAACTTATGATGTGGTAACTCATACAGGTTCTGTGGAAAATTGTACGCCATTTAATAAAATGGGTACCGGTGAGATTATTAGGATCACAACTAAAAAGGGTTATTCCACTGAGGTTTACGTTAAGCATAAGATGCTAGGTGCTCCGGGTTCTGCTTCTGAAAACAAGCAGTATTGGAGAAAGAATGTTTCTGGTCGCGATGTTGACTGGTGCTATGCTGATGAGTTGAAGGTTGGTGATATCGTCCCAATCAAGATTGGATGGCCAGATGTATATGAGCCTATTGATATTTCTGTTGATGATGCTTGGTGGATTGGGTCAATGCTTGGTGACGGCTCATATCAAACAACAAATGGAGGCAAGGGTCTTCTATTTATAAACAATACCCAAGAGGTTCAAAAGAGATGGCAGGGTATTGTGACTAATGCTGGTGCTCATTTTACTGAGCTTGAGTCTGGATACGGCTGTCCATCATTTAGAATAGATAGAAAAGACAAGTCTCTGGGAGGTGACTACTTCTCTAATCTGTTAGATCATTTCAATTTAAATTACTGTTCAGGCCAAAGCAAGAAATGGTCAGATAAATTTATGATGCTGAATAGGGAAGCCTCGGCTGCCTTATTGAATGGCTTGTGGGCTACTGATGGATGGCTGACTGTGCAATATCATAACGATGCATATTCTGTGAGTGTTGGTTTGGATTTAACATCTCATGATGTTGTTAAGGGTGTCCATGATCTTCTCATGAAGCTAGGTATTGTTGCCAAGTTTAAACTTCATAAGCCTGAACGAAATGGTGGGAAGCATAAGCCTGTTTACCGTATCAGTATCCTTGATATCGAGAACGCTGTCAAGTTTATTGATCTTGTTGGGATCATTTCTGGTAAGGAAGAAGTTTGCAATGAAATTTTAAGACTTAATACGAAGTTTGATAAGATTTCTTGTTTAGACGAGAGAGGATGGTATCTAGATCGGATTGAATCGATAGAGAGTCTTGGTGTTGATGACTATTATGATTGCAATGTTAACAATGACCATTCATATATAAGTGACGGGTTTATAGATCACAACTCAGGTAAGGACCACTGTGCGCGTATTTCTATTGCCTATACTGCTTACCTTCTTCATTGCTTAAGAGATCCATTAGGGTATTATGGAAAAGCAAATGGTGTCTATATTGATCTGCTTAACTTGGCTGTTAACGCCCAGCAGGCACAAAGAGTTTTCTTCGAGCCTCTTAAGAACCTTTTGCTTTCGTCTCCGTTTTTTAATGAAGTAGGTTTTGAACCTAGAGTATCCGAAATCTTCTTCTTCTCTAGACCTGTTCGATGCTTCTCTGGTCACTCTGAAAGTGAAGGTTGGGAGGGTTATGAAGTTATGACAGTTATTCTTGACGAGATTGCTGCATTCAGGACGGACGCAGAACTAAAGGGAGAGACAAGGTCTAAAGGTTCAGCGTCAGCAATTTATAACATGAGTAAGTTATCCGTCATGTCTCGTTTCCCTGAGGTGGGTAAGGTTATTCTCCTTTCATTCCCAAGATACAAGGGCGACTTTATTGAGTCAAGATATAACTCAGCAATAGATAAGAACGAGCCAAAAACTTGGACTATCAAGGCGGCTACTTGGGAGGTTAACCCAACAATTGAACGGCATCAGTTAGAATCTGAATACATTA